ATATGGCGATGGAATATCTCGGCGGTGGGGCCGTGAAGGCCGAGCAGCGGGAGCACGACCGACGTCATCCAAAGGCCCTCGACGACTCTTTTCTCCAACGACAGCAGCGGGCGAGAGAGGTTTCCAAGAAAAAACGGAACGATTGGTAGTTGAATTTTAGCCCCTCCGGAACGAATAATACAAGGTGACAGATATTTGTTCACCCTCTTCTGGAGAAACATCGACATGATGACCCCCGACACCTCCGATTCCATGATCGCCAGCGAAGTCAGTGCTTGTAAGTCGGCTACGCGTCTCGATCCCGAGAGCCAGGGCCAAGACGATGACGGTCACTCGAGTGCACCCGATCCGGGTGCGGTCAGCCAAGCTGACGCAGTTCCCTCCGGCAGCCCAGGCACCGGTAGTTATTAACCCGTATGCAGTGTAAGCGATGTAAACGGAGCGCTGAGCCAGGATTCAAAACCTGTTCAGTTTGCTTGGAAAGTAATCGGAAGCAGATGCGCCGACGTGCTGACCGGGCAAAACGCCTTGGAATTTGCAAAGTTTGCCGCCGACCAGCCCATGGGTCGCGATGCGATCTATGTCTGGCCAAAGAACGTGAGTATGCGAAAAAACTCAAGATCGCCGCATTCGAGGCTTATGGTGGTTTGGAATGCCGATGTTGTGGTGAGAAAACACCTCAGTTCTTATCGATCGACCATAGATATGGAAACGGTAATGCTCATCGGCGGGCCATTGGCATCGAAAAGGGCGGAGACAGGATGTATCGTTGGTTGAAGCGAAACGAGTATCCAGACGGATTCCAGGTACTCTGCTTCAACTGTAACATCGGCCGACAAATAAACGGCGGGATTTGCCCTCACAAGGAAACACTATGAGTGACTACACTTTTACTGGTATTGGCTCAGCTCCCGACGACGGACCCGGAGGCGACCCAGACCACCTGAGTTCCCTTCCGGTCGAGTCCATTGGATCCGACTCCGATACCATCAACGACCCGGACCAGATCACAGCCAGCGAGGCTGATAATGTAGTCCGCGGCGAGTGTCGGGGTTGTGCCAGCCACCAAGGCGGGACCAACTTTGACAACGATCTCGACGAGATCAAGAGTCGCGGCCCCGGCCAGACCGAGGCTGACGATCTGACCCAGGGTCCCTACTACGACGAGATTCCGGGATCGCAGACCATGAGCGAGATGCTGCCTCGCCAGTGGAACGAATCGGATAACACCGGCGACCGTCAAGATGATGGTGACTATCCGCGTATGGCTTACTAGAGTAGGAGACTCTAATGTCAGAACGTCATCCAGACGAAGACTTTGCGATGCGTCGTGACGGTCCGGCTAACGATCCGAACCCACTGACCCTCCGCCGACCGATCCAGCAGCGAGTCCCGACGACCCCACCCGGCGGTGAGATCCACGCCGTCAGCTCGCAGAACCAGATCGACATCTCTCGCCTCCGCGAGTCCATGGACTGGAGCTCGCAGGCGATCCTACCATTCCGCCAGAACCACGCGGACGCGATCAAGTACTTTGCCGGCAGCCGTTACGGCCGCGGCCGGACGATGGACAAGACCCCTATCAATATGATGAAGATGGCGGTTGACATCTGGAGCCGACACCTCGTCTCCCAGGACCCCCGCTGCCTCGTCCTCACCCGGGCTACCGAACTTCGGATGCCGGCCTACGAGCTCGAGCTCGCGACCAATCACCTCTTGGGATCGATGGACTTCGGGGCTCAGCTTAGTTCCGTAGTTCGATCCGCGATATTTACCATGGGGGTTATGAAGGTCGGGCTCACGGAGCAGTACCTCGCGGAAGCCAAGGGTGTCCCCGGCGAAGGCGGACAACCTTATGCGGCACCGGTCCTCTTCGAAGACTGGCTGCACGACATGAACGCGAGACGTATGGAAGAGTGCGAGTGGTACGGAAACCGGTATCGGGTACCGTACGCCAATGTCATGGATAACCCGGACTTCGATCAGAACGCCAAAGCTGCCATCGCCAAAGGCATGCAGGCAAGGCTGGGCGACGGTGCCTGGGGCTCTGAGACCCGAAAGGCCTCGGATCTTTCAACCGAACGGTCGGTCATTCGTTCTGAGTACCGTGAGCACGTGGAGCTGTGGGACATCTACTTCCCGTCGCTGAAACTCCTGATCACGATCTGTAATCAACCCGGTACACCGATACTTCAGGAACGTGAGTGGGTTGGCCCCAGTACGGGTCCGTTCCACATCATGACGTTCTCGGATGTACCCGGGAACCTCCTCCCTGCCGCACCCGCGCAACATCTGTTCGATATGCAGGACCTGTTGACACGCGTGTTCAACCAGTTAGGTAGGCAGGCCCTCCGGCAGAAGACTCTGACTATCGTGGACGGGGCAGCGTCGGCCGACGGGACGGGTGAGCGAGTTATGGAAGGCAACGACGGCCAGGTCATTATGACTCCCAACGTGGATGGCGTCCGTGAGTTGAACTACGGCGGAATCGATGCCGGTAACATGCAGTTCGCGGTGTGGCTAAAAGAAATGATGAGCTATATCGGCGGAAACCTGGACTCGATGGGCGGTCTGGCGCAACAGGGCAAGACACTGGGTCAGGAGCAATTGCTGGCCGAGTCGAGTTCCGACATGCTGCGGGACATGCAGGCTAGAGTGCTTACATTCACCAAGCAGGCGATGACCGATGTGGCGTGGTACATGTACACCAACCCGGTGGCCACGTATCGACTCGAGAAAACCATTGAAGGATTCGGGGACATCCCGTTCGATTACGGGCCGGAGAAGCGGGATTCGAATTTCTATTCGTACCACCTGGACATCCAGCCGTTCTCGTTGCAATCAAAGACCCCGCAGGAACGCCTGCAGTCGGTGATGCAAATCGTCCAAGAGGTAGTCCTGCCGCTGGCACCCCAGTTGAGTGAGTGGGGCATTACCCTGAACCTCAAGGAGCTGGTCGACATCCTCTCGAAGTACAGCGATCTGCCAGAGTTGACGAACATCCTCAGCTCCCAGACTCCGTTGCAGGGTCAGACCACAATGCAGCCGGGCGGTATGTCATTCGGACAGAACACGACGAAGAAGAGTGAGCGGCCGCTACAGTCTCCGCACACCAAACGGGAGTACACGCGAACGAACGTATCCACAGGAGGGACACAGAACGAACGAGAAGGGAAACTCATGCAAGCTTTGTCGCAGGCAGCGGCGAAGAGTTAACACAAGGAGTACTGAATGGAATTGACAGATGAAATCCGAGCCCAGATTAAGGCCCAGCTGTGTGCCACACCTAAGCCCAAGAAGCGGCCGAACCGGCAGAGACTGACCGCGGGTTTGTGGGCCAGGCCCTTTGCCTCGGATTCGTTAGGATGCAGCCCCGAGCAGGTCGAGGCAACCCGGGCTAACCTCCGGGCACATGGTGTGATGGCGGACTTCGACGAAGAGGGTCGATGCATCATCACAAGTGACAAACAGTACCGCGAAGTTGCTAAGGCGAGTGGCCTATGGGACGGTCGCGATGGATATCAAGTAAAGGACTATAACGGCCACAACGTCGTCACCGGTAAGCAAGGGGTCAACGCACGGCGTGAGCTTCGGGCCCAACTGGAAAAAGAGGCACGTGGTTATCCGTCCGACTTTCAGGGACCACTTTAAGGAGTAACGAACATGACGTTTTTACCTGACGAACTACAGATCGATGACACGATCGACACTAATACTATGAATCCGGAGGACGACTTCGCGCCGGTCAACGATCCCAGTGTACCCCGGAAGGGTCCGGACGAGAATACGCCCTCGCGGGACCTTGAGGCTCAGCAATTCGACCAGGGTAATTTGCAGAACGCCTTCGAACAACCGACGGGCGATCAGTTTTCCTCGCAACCGAAAGAGATGCCGGAGTTCGTCGGTTCGGACGATCCCCTGGCTGCGGCGGGCGAGGCCCTTGGCGGTACCCCAGTCACTCCCGGCGAGGGGGAGGCGCAGGAGTTCGAGTTCTCACCCGAACTCCTGAATGCAGCAGGACTTACGGAAGAGCAGGCCCGCGCTGACTTCGGGACGCCCGAGGCTGTGCAAGCGGCGGTCCGAATGCTGGACACGCGGTTTGTCTCCAGCGGTCGGCAAGCCCAACCCGCGCCGGAGCAAGCTCTTCCCGACGACATCGTGGTCGAGGAAACTCCGTGGGAACTCCCGCCCCGTGAAGACGGTGAGGACTGGGACCCCGACTCCGTGAAGCTGATCGAGGCGATGAATCAACGCACCGCGACTCTGCTGTCACAACGGGACCTACAGCTCAAGCAGCAACAAGAGTACCTGTCTGGTTTGGTCCAGCAGCAACGGCAGTCCGAGTCCGACCGAGCCCTCGCAGAGTTCGACGGCCTAGTGAATTCTTTGCCGGACGATTGGCGAGGATTACTTGGTACGGGGACAGCTTATGACCTAGACCCGAATAGCCTGCACTTCAACAACCGGATGCATTTAGAACAGACCATGGGTGCGCTCCAGAACGGAAACCGGATGGCCGGACGTGCGACAATCGCACAGGACGAGCTGATGGTTCGGGCCCTGTCCGTAGCCTTCCCCGAGCAACAGCAAGCGGTGGTGCGGCGTGAGGTCACGCAGGATGTCGTACAGCAACAACGGGTTATGACCGCGCGTCCGACCCAGCGACGTGAGGCGGCAAAAACACCGGAGCAGGCAGCCATAACCAACGTCCAGGCCTGGTTTAATAAACACAACATGGCACAGGATGACGATTTCGAAGACCAATTTTAACGAAAGATTAGCCAAATGCAAACTCTTCAAGACACGATTCATGTCCACACGGCTGTGGTTAATACCGCCGTCGCCAGTGGCGGGGACTGTGTGGTCACTGTAGCCGCGGTCGCTGACCAACGACACACGCTCGAGTATGTTGGCGGCGGCTACAATGTCGCCCCTGACGCCAACTCTGTATTGACTGTGACGTTCGGCGGGACGGCGAAGTTTGTCGTTCCCGTAACCGCGGCCGGGGCATTGCAAATCCCACTACCTCCGAACGGTTTGCAGGGTGGATTGAACGAAGCCATGGTCGTTACCCTCGACGACGGCAGTCAGATCAAGCACCTGTCCATCCAGTACAGCTAAGGTTTCTCCATGAGCTACTTCTTCAGTCAGTATGTGTCAATACCATCTCCCGCATTGACCGGTATGTCCGGAATGTCGGGCATGGTTGGCGGCGGATTCTCGTGGGACGACTACGACAATCTTGAGGCCCGGTACGACTTCACCGACCTGTCGACGATGTACTCGTCAATGGCCGTGGAATTCGACGGTAGCAACTATCTTGAGGTAGATACGGCTGCAGTTACGGCGTACCCGATTACGATGCTGTGCTGGACAAAAACACCGGCGGCGGCATCATCTCAAGCTATGTTGTCGATCGGGGACAAAGATACAGCGTTTGATTTCGTTTCTATCTACATGACGGCGGCAGGCGTGCCTAGAGCAGAAATATTCTCTATAGGCGGCAGTAAGGTGCTGTCATCTGACAGTAGCGGGCTGGACGATGATGCGTGGCATTTCCTCGCCATGACGTGTGATGCGGATGATGTTGCTATATATGATGACGCTAACTCAAAAGCCGATACACACGCCGTGACTCTTGGGACATTAGACCGCACAGCTATTGCCCACCGGGCTGACTCTGGGGGAACAATACCACACACCGGCTCCATCGACCAGCCGATGATCTTCGACGTGGTTCTGACCGCCGATGAAATCGCTTACATGTACAACGCTGGCGCGGGCCGGACATATTCAGACATGGTCGCTGGCTTCTCCGCCGGTGATGCCAACTGCCCAGACCCATCCGACTGCGTCTTCGCGCCGGACTTCTCCGAGCACTCCGGCGTTCGCATGGACGAATCGGCGAACGAGCTGCACATCACTCCGAGCGGAATCGCGAAGGGTGTGACATTTGAGTTGGACGACAGCGAGTATGCGGACGCCAGTGACGCGGCGGCCTGGCCCTTCCCGGCTACAATGGGGTGCAGCTTCAAGACCGCCAACGCCGCGAATATGGGTATGGTCTGGCTGGGCGATAAGGATGCCTCCGCGGACATGGTCGCGTTGGAGATCGACAACGGCTCGGTACGAGCTCGCTCCGAGAAGGGCGCAGTTATCGGTACCGCTACGAGCGCGGCCGACACCTACGATGACGATGCTTGGCACACCGCGGCCGCCGCATTTAACGCGACCGCATCGCGGAAGGTGTACGTGGACGGAGCCGCGGCGGTAGAGGATACAACCAGTGTTTCCATCACCGGGGTGTGGGACCGCACATCAATCGGACGATATGGAGACTTAGATCCGGACCGTTATTTCGACGGCACGCTGGACAACGTGTGGGTCTATGGCACTGCCGGGCTCACCGACGCGAATATCGCATGGCTCAGCTCGGGTGGCGTCGCTGGCGGCCCGGCTACCTACCAAGACGTAGTCCGCTCGCAGCACGCCGACAATCCGGGCACGACGAATTTAGCCGCGTGGTGGCAACTAAACGAAGACGACCCGAGTGGCGGTGCCACACTCGTCAACGTCCACAATCCCGGCACACTTGACCTGACAACCGCATCCGGCGGGGCGGGTCCAGTTACCGTAACTGGTCTCGTGGTGGACCTCCCGATCGCAGTGGCCGGGTTAGTGCAGGACGATGCGGAGATTGAGGATCGGGCGTTGGAGTTCGATGGGGTGGATCAGGACGCGCGCGCTGCAACATCAGCTGCGGTAGCTTACCCATTTACGTTGTCCGGGTTTTTCAAGACAACTAGTTCTGCCAGAATGAAGGTTCTGTCAGTTAGCAGTAGCTCAGTTAATGAAGAAGCCATAGAAATAGACACCAACGCGATTGCTCTGTCTGTTGGAGATGGTGTTGGGCGATCGACAGGTGGTGCTGTCAATGATGGTGAGTGGCACTTGGCAGTTGCGGTATTCACTAGCGACGTATCGCGAAAAGTTTCAGTAGATGGCGCCGCGTTTGCAGCCACCAACACAACAGACACGAACGCTGACCCGACCGCATACACAACAACGATCATAGGCGATCGCAATGTTGCTACTGACGATTTTAATGGAGTGATTGATGAGTGCATGGTATGGGATTCTGAGTTGTCAGCCACCGACGCCTCCGAACTCTACAACTCCGGCATCGGCCTGCTGGCGCGCGACTTAGTTTCCGGCGATTCGACGCTCACATCAGCCAAGGTTCCAATCCACGCATGGTCGCTGTCGCGGAATAATGTCGTTGACGCAGGGGAGGACATCGGTTCCACCGGTGGAATTGATCTCACCCTCACTAACTCACCGACCGATGTCGAAGGAATCCCCGCCGGCCAATCCCTCGGAGGTTTAATTTCCCTCGTTGAGGATCAGACGGCGAATGGGAATGACCTCACGCAGGCTACGTTGAGTAAACGGCCGGAGGTGGTGCATGTTAGTGATGGGACTGGAGTGGCGTTAAAGTTTGATGGTGTGGATGATTATCTGAAGTTAGCCAGTTTCGGGTCTCAGACACAACCTAATGACATGTTTGTATCATGCCAGTTCTTAGACCCAACCGGTGCTGAACAGTTCGTCGTTGATGGAGTGGCAGCTCCTGGTCGGCCGGTGTTTTACAAGCAAGGTGCGAACCAAGTAAGCCTTTATGCCGGTTCAGTGTTAGCAGGAAGTAACGCAGATGCTGACGTACATACATTTCTAGCGTCGTACGATGGGGCATCTTCTAATTTATGGGTTGACGGCGGTTCGGCTGACGCGAGCGGGGATGTGGGTTCAGAAACCCCGACTGGCCTTACTGTTGGGTCATTTGTAAATGGGGAAACTGGCAGCTGGTGGAATGGAAGCCTACGGCACATTGCTTTTAATGCAGGCGCCTTCACCACCGCCGAACTCAACGCCATCGGAACCGAACTCGCTGACAACCAAGGCCTAACCTGGACGGCAATAGCATAACATGAAACGCGAACGAACCACATACACCGTCGGCGTTTCGAACGCAGACCTCGCCGCCGCTGAAGCCGCAGTCTCCGCCGACTCGGGCCGATTCTCCGGCATGTTCTCTATCCCGTTAATCCAGGACGCCGACCCGGACGACCTCGATCCGCCGCGATACTGGGCCTCTGTAGTCCAGCTCAAGGACAGTGAAAAGAGCGTCCTTAAGAAGGCGCTCGCGGGGATCGCCTCGCTCCAGTACCAGGAGGTCAATCGCCGGAAGCCTTCAGAAGCCGAGGAGCTGATCGACGCTTGGGCCGCTACGTACGGCTACCGTCGGCCCGGCCACATTCTCGAGGCCTATGGCACCGGGAAAGCCGCCGGCACGCAAGACCCCCAGTCGTTAACCACAACTCCGATCTTACTCGACCAGTGGACGTCACTGATCAAGCTCGTTAACATGGACCAGCAGGGCCAACGATTCAAGGTCAAGACTGCCGGGACGTATGAACTAGAAGTCCTCTTGAACTGCGAAGTAACCGGCGAGGGCGACGCGTTCGCAAAAGCCGCTGTCAATGCCGGAGTTATAGGAGGCGAGTTAGCTGTAGTCACCGGAAGGGCCAGCGGGAAGATCACCGGTGACCTAGCTGTCGACGACCTAGTTGGCATCGGTGTTTACTCGTCGTCCACGGCGACCATCAAACTGTTAGCCGGATCGAAAATCCGACTGCGGAGAATCTCCTAATGGGGCGGAATGTTTGGACTCCAATCTACGGCGGGCTGTTTGCCAACCACGAGGGCGACCCCGTAGCGGCCACCGCGGACGTGTACACGGTGTTGGACGGTGAATGGGCCGACGCGATGCCGCAATCGGGCGGAATTATCGCCAATTCCACGATTGGAACAATTACGGTTCCGCACACGGGAGAGTACGCGATCACAGCCCACATGAGTTCATCGTGTTCGGGGGCGAATATTGAGGTTCACCACACCATTTTTGTAGGTGGCGTTTCGACTAGTATCGAGCTGAATCGTAAGTACGCTCAGGCGGGGGATATCGGAGCCATCTCTGTCGGTGGCATCCTGACCCTCGCTGCGGGCAATGTCATAGATCTACGCGTGAAACCAACAACGACGACCAATTTCTTACCCGAGCACATGCAGTTCTATGTCGAGCTGAAGGGATAACATGCCAAACAATACATTCCCCATTGACAATCGCGCCGATGATCTCACGATCGACTTCTTCTTGCTCCGCAGGCGGATCGCTCAACAGATGTTCGCCACGTACAACTACGCCGAGCTCGATGACGTCCAGCAACAGGAGGTCCTGGAGGTTATGGACGAGGGCCTGCGGCAATACTACTTCCCGCCACCGCTACCGCCCCCGTTCGCGCTGAACATGACCATCGTCCACGAGTGGACGTTCATGCGGCCGATCTACAAATTCACGACGGCGGCCAACCAGCGGACCTATGATCTGCCGGACAACTTCGACCGGCCGCTCGGGGAGATCGCGTACGAGGAAGACCAGGGCGACTACTACGCCCCGATCCCGTTCACGAATACCTCGCAGACCCTGAAGCTGGCCAACCGGCAGGAGGAGCAGTCTCCCCCGCGATGGGCCTCGGTCCGGTCCGATGACTCCACCGGCGAAGCCCCGCAGCGTCAGGTCCTCGAACTACACCCGACACCGGATGCCGCCTACGCGCTCCACTTCCAGTACCAGGCCGTCGCGCGGCGACTAACAGAACAGCAATCGTTCCCGCTGGGTGGGCAAATCCATGGTCCTGGGATCCTCGCCTCGTGCTTGGCAGCGGCCGAGACACGGGCCACGGGGTCTCAGGGCTCCCGGCATATGCAGTTCTTAGAGAGGCTGGCTGGGAACATCGCCCGCGACAATCAGAGAACTGCGGCTATATTGGGATATAATGGTAACAACCGGAGGCCGGGGTTGTTGGGGAGGGGTGAATTGAGGGATTTGGGTGGGATCTATTACGAAAACGTCCGCTACTCAAGTTATATGGATTAGGCTAGCCGCTCCGGTGCGTAGCGGTTGAGGATCGTCGTCGCGTACTCGACGAGGTCTGTGGCGCGGCCGCCAGTGGGTTGCGCCTTCACCCACAGCTCGAGGTTACTCGGGTCGTTGTCGTCGCGTACGCCATTGATGTGATGCACGTTTTCCCCTTTCAATAACTTACGGCCGAGCTGCATCTCCATGACCCAGCGGTGTTCCAGTACACGGGTCCGTTCGGTATCGCCCGGCCGTACCTCGTAGATACGGATGTAGCCGCTCCCAGCTTTTTGACGGCCACCCTTCCATCGTATATTCTTTTCACGCTGGACACAGGGGCGCGGACCTCTGGCGTTTACATTCGGCACACCGACACGGCTCTTCTGGTGGCATTTTATACATCCACTGCTCTGTCCGCTCTGCAAATTACTTTGCTGAACCGGTTGTTCAACACCGCATTCACAACGACAGAACCAATGCCTCCCCCGGTACTCGTGCTCGACTTCACCTAATACGAGCCAGCGTCCGAACTGTTGACCGGTGTAATCAACCAAATTTTGTCGACGTTTCTTGCACTTCCCTTCTCCGCACGAGGATGTAGTACCTCTCACAAGGTTTGTAGATGCAATCGACTTTTCCTTCCCGCACTCGCAGCGGCAAAGGCAGTGCTTCGCGTAGTACGGTGTATAACGAATCTCCTCAGAAAGTACGGTTAGCTTTCCAAACACTTTACCAATTAAGTTTATTCTCGTCATGTTTGACACCTTTTATTCGGCACTACGGGACTCCTTATCTGTATTGTAAACTCGAATCGTATCGAGGTCAACTCCTTCGCTCGATATTTTCTCGATTTGCGGTTGAAAAAACGTGGCAACCGTACGAATAATACAAGGTGACAGATCTGTGTTGATTTTCCGGTCGACCGCTTTCCACTGGCAAGTGATGCTGCGGATGCCCGACGTTATTAACCGGCTCAAAAATCATTGGTACATTCAAACATGCACTCCGATTATAGTGCCCATTTAATAGCGAAAGGACTGAGTAAATGGCAGTCTTAACCGCAACTGATATCGCGGACCTTGTGGCAGGTACGCTCAGAGACCTCGGGCCCATGCGTTTCCAACAAATCGCACAAACCCTACAATACTACGAAGTTTTCAGTAAGTGGTTCCGCAAGGATAAAGTTTCGTTCGACTCCGGTATCGGCATCCGCCGGACCTTGATGAGCAAGCTCGATTCCACCAGTGCCAAGCACGTGGGTCTGAACGCTGTTGATCAGGTCACCATCCCGGACGTCCTGGACCAGCTGACCGTCGACTGGCGTCAAGCTCAAACGAGCTGGGCTCTGATTTACCAAACCGACATCCTCATGAACCGTGGCAAGTCCTTGGTTCTGAACGTCGTGAAGCCTCGCCGAGCGGCGGCCCTCCTGGGTCTCGTCGAAGAGCTCGAGGATCGTGCCTGGGGCGATGCTCCTTCCACGACCGACAAGATTCTCCCCTACGGCGTCCAGTACTGGATCGTCGAGAATGCCACGACCGGCTTCAACGGTGGCGCTCCTGGTTCCCATACGACGGTTGGTGGGGTCAGCTTGACCGACAGCCCGAATTTTAAGAACTACACGATCCGTTACGCGGCCGTGACGAAGAGCGACTTGGTGAAGAAGCTCCGCACGATGCACCGGAAAATCCGCTTCCGCTCGCCGATCACGATCGACGACTACCGCGGTGCCACCGGCGATCGCTATCGCTGTTACTGCAACGAGACCGTCCTGTCCGGCCTGGAAGACCTGGGCGAAGGTCAGAACGAGAACCTCGGGCGAGACATCGCCAGCATGGACGGCACGATCACGTTCCGCAAGAACCCGATCATCTGGGTTCCGAAGTTGGACGAGCGTACGGACGATCCGTTCTACATGTTGGATCACTCGACGTTCTACCCCGTCATCCTGAAGGGTGACTACTTGCGTGAGTCCGAGGCCACCCGGGCCCCGAACCAGCACAACATCTATCAGGTCTTCCTTGACCTGTCCTACAACTACCTGTGCTTGGATCGTCGCCGAAATGGTGTCGCGACCACAGCGTAAGCTTAACCTTCCGCCAGGCGGCCGGGACTAACCCCGGCCGCCAGGCTTTTTATAACGAGACACGCATGGCCGGCGAAGCCCGTAAAAAACTGACCGAGAAAGTCGCTGTATACGACGCGTATGCGAGGGCACGGAAGAAGGTCGGTAAGCACATTGGTACGGGTCAGCAGCACCTGAAGGCTCCGTCGGCCTCAGAGGTCACGTGGCGAAAATCCGCGGCACGTCGAAAAGCACGGATGGACGCAAAGAAAAAAGAGACGGACGCCAAAAAGACCGCCACCCTCAACAAACAAAAATTAGCCCAAACGAGTGCGGGTACAACCGCGAAGGCGAAGATGGCCGCGAAAATCAAGGCACTTGCAGGAAAGAAGTCATAATGCCCAAAGACAAGTCCCGCGAAAAAATGGAAGCTGCGATGCGGAAGACCGCGCAGGCAGTCAAGTCCGGTAAAGTGAAGACTAAGAAGGAACGGCTGGAGTACAAGCCTTTGGTTCTCACGGCCGCGCAGCGAAAGGCCCGAGCCGATTCCGCTCAGAAGAAGTCTCGCAGTAAAGAGGCCGGCACCGCACCCGGTCATGTCAAAGCCGCGGCCCGTAAGACCACCTCAACCGCCAAGAAGATGCAGAGCTTCCTCAAGAAGTTCGGCGGATAGAATAGTTTTGTCCTCGCGTGTAGCGAGGTTTGCTTAGCCCATTCAAGGATG